TACCACCCCAAGCAACTCTAGATTGTTCTTGTTTTGGAGCACCAATGTGTATTGTTGATTTCTTAAATAACAATTTCTCTCTAGCTTCATTAGCTAACATTAAACTTATAACGCAGTCATCAAAGTACCCAGATGGTGCATTAAATGTAATTAAGCCATTAGCATTAACTTTGTAGCTATAGGCGTTTAATTCATTGTAAAGATGGGGGAAGAAATCCTTACTAGGTAATTCTAATTCACCACTTTGTATCTTATAAATTAAATTACGGATACCTTGGTTTTTAGTATCGTTTGTAGTGTAGAAATCTTTAGTGCCTTTAATTTCAGCCTTAATTAATTCAAACATAGGATATCCAATGGAGTTAGACTCCACATATCCACCCAATACGGTGTACCTTTTGAGTTCAGCGACGAAAGTTCTTCCAATCTCTTCAAATGAAATTCCGTTGACTCTAACAATTTTAGCGACCCGTCCTGACTCAGATAAGATAGTGAGGACAGAGAAGTCGTGAGTAAGTCCAGTGTCAAGTCCAAAATAATATCGTTCGTTTCTTTGCGGTACATCCCAGTTATTTCTTATACATACTCCCTCAACATTAGTAAACACATCACTACCTGCATCAGTGAATTCACTAAGGTATTCTTGCCTGAAAATACTATCGGGTAATGTTTTACTTTGTTCATTTATAAAATTTTGGTCTATATACGGGTTATCAACGCTCCTACCCTTGAATGATATGACCTCGTTATTTTCATTTAGCCCGCGTATAAAATAATTAAAGAACCAGTTTTTCCCCTTAGGTGTTGATATCATTAGGCATTTCTTTCCCAACGCTGATAGGGTAGGGAGGATTGCTTCGTTGACTGCTTGTTCTGATACAAATGATGCTTCGTCAATAACAACATAGTTGAAGCTAAAACCCCTAATACTATCGGGTCGTTCACTCGACAAAAATATAAGAGTAGAGCCATTGACAAATTCAATAGTAAGTTCACTTTTATTAGATTTAGTAATGATTTCATAGGATGCGTTTGTTAGTTCTTGGAATACTTTTCTACATTGATTATAAACGGGACTTATCCAACATCCTTTTTGACCTGGGTTTGATAATAACCAATACAGTATTAAGTTCTGAGCAAGTAGTGACTTGCCGAATTGACGACCAGTAGCAACCAAACCAAACTTATGAGGGCTATCAGCAAAACCGTTAATAATGGTTTCTTGCCCGAAGTGAGGAGTAAATAACGTAACATTCATTTATTGTTCTAGTTTGGATAAACCTGGATCAGTTCCCCAATTGAGTTGTATGTTGCCAGTTACTTTAACCTCACTACGTTCGATCTCACCACCACGTATTTTGTTTCTGTATTTTACTACCTCTAACCAAATGCGTCTGTCGTTTTCCCCAATAGCTGCTTCCTCGATTTGCTCCAATTTCAGCATTGTTTCTGTTACTGATTGTTTTACACTATCTTCAAAATCATCAATGATTATTTTCCAAGCCTCGTTCCAAACTAGGTTAGCGTATTTGCGATTGGCACCATATTTCTCCACATACCAGGAAGTGAATTGCGACCAACCTGACCTATTATCCAAGATATAATCAACACATTCCTGTAGATTGCTGATATTATCTATTTTATTGCTCTTGCTCATTATTTCTTTTATTGCCTATTCTACCTGCTCCTGGTTTAGGTGGTTTTGTTCGCTTATACATATTATCGGTCCTATCGTATATACTTGATATATCCATATTGTTGTATATAGCGCGATCTAATTCATCAATTGATAGGAAATCACGTTTACCGGATTTTATCCAGATTTTCTCGTTGTATTTGCCTTTAGGATTCACCTTTTGTTTAGGTGGTTTATTGAGGTGTTTCGCTTGACTCATTTTCTATAACCGAATTAGCTAACGCCTCTATTTGTGTTTTGTGCTGATCGAACATATCTGATGTTATTCTTGCTAATGCTGGTAATTCGCAGTTACATCCCATGTGTACGGGTTGTCCTCTCATTAATCCTAATGCTCCCAATATTGCACCTTGGTGATTACCTATTTTACCATGTCCCCTGATTGGGGCATACGTTGCTAAAATCCATTTAGCATCTTCAACTGTTATGTTCATTTTTTTCTACGTTTATTTGTCATATATTTTACCTTATGGTATGCTTTTCTATCAACTGGGTAACCATATTGTTTTTGGTATGCGATTTCTTTTTCGCCTGCTCGTTTTGCACTAGTTTCTGTTTCAATTATCTCTAATGTCTCCATCTTATATTGCTTTGCCCTACGAGTAGGATTATCAGTTACCCCAATTTTTACCCCTTCAATATGGTAGATAAAGTATTTAGGGGTTCTATTCATCTAATTTTTCTATGGTTAAATCAATTAACCTTGTTATTACAGCCACTATAGCGGCTTTCCAGATGTCTTGCGTATAAAGCAATGTAGCCCAAAAACTAAAACACATTGCACACGTTAGTACAACAATGGGAGATTGTAACCATCCCCAATTGCGTGAAACCATTGTTCTAATTAAGAAATTAATTACGCGTTCCCTTACTGAATGTAGTGGGGTAAATAGTTTTACTATCATAAGCGATAGTGCTGAATATCCTAGTAACTCAATCATTCCTCAATTACTTCAGCTCCCGTGTCTCTCATTTGTTCGCGTAACGCTTGCCACGCATAGAACTTTTGTAATAGACGATTTTCATCAATAAATTCTTCTAGTTCAGCTAATTTTGCTCTAACGCTATCGTTTGAATCCATTAGCTTTTGTAGCATAAGTTCCTCTTCTGAGGATAGAAATGGAGTAGGGTTCCTCTGTTCTTCAGATAAAAAATTAAATCCCATAATTATTTGTTTTTTAGTTCGATTAGTATATTTGTAATTTCTTGACGAATTGCCTGACGATAGTTTGATTCGCGTTTAGTAAGTTTTCTCTCTAATTCCTTAATGCGTTGCTCCAATGCAACACAATCAACTGATGGTTTGCGTTTAGTACGTGTGAAATATCGCTTTATAAGCGCTACTAATTGAGAGCCATACATTGTGGCAAGTATGACATTAATTATGAGTAATAGGATGTAATAGATGTGTATCATATGCAGTTATTGTCGCATCTACAACGCAAAAATTGTAATGCGTTCTTGATATCGTTAACTAGGGAATTTTTGGTTATATTATATTTTTTCTGAATTTCTTCAAATGTCAAGCAATCTTGATATTTGTCAGTAAGAAGTTGACGATGATAAAAACTCATAGTGTTCATTTCGCGAAGGAAACACTGATACCATTCATATTGAGCGAATGGATCTGCACCTGGATCGTCTTCATTACTTACCTCAGGTAAAGCACCTGAACGTGTTGACATTTTAAATTTTCTTATTTGACTATAAAATGGTGAGGTACTGGATTGAATATGACGAGTAGCAGTAACTAAAATATACCATCCAGCTTTTTCTTCACTTATCATCTGATATTGTACCTCTAATGGTTTTTTTAGAAACTGGAGTACAGCAACTTGAAGTAAATCACCTGCATAATCTACCATTGGTCCTGTTGTTTTGCAAATTTTATGTTTTACATCGTGTTCAAGCCATTTGATATTATCACGAAACCATTTATCTCGTTGCTTGATTATCTTATCTTCTTCTTCTTTATCCATCAATTATAACTACACACTAGGTTATTCAAAAACCTATATTGCTTACTGAGTATTCCTCAAATTCATTAGCCCATCTATTAGGTGGTGAGTAATGTGCTCCTAAACGTCTCATAAAATGACCATATTGAAATATTTCATCTTTAGTAGGTACCCAAGCTGTTCTCATTTTAGCGTCAAAATCCAGCACCCACTTAGCCATTCTAGGTTCATAGTTAGAAAACATATCATTAGGATTAGCTAATGGTTCTAACTTAGTTTTAGGAGAGTTAGCTACTTGTTTAGCATTAATAGCTGGGGATTTAGAGATATACTTAGTTAAACTATTTAAAAGTGATTCTTGACCTGAGGTTATGCTACCTTTTGTGTTGAATTGGTTTCTGAGGTTAGTAAACTTATCCCTAGTCCAATTATCCATTTCCTTTCCAGCTTCATAATATGCTACTAATACTTTATCAAATAGCTCTTCTTGTTGTTCGTTGTGATTCATTAGTTATTTATGTTAATCATTTAGCCGCTACGTAGCGTAGCTATTTTTTCCTATGCGTAGCATAGCGTAGCTGATTTAATCTAGCTAGTGGAAGCGATTAGCTTAGCTACGTAGCGGCAAGCGGAAATATAATGTGGAGATATTAAACCGCCAAGTTTAAATGTAAAGAGACGTTTTAATTGAGTAACTGCGCGTTATTATTGAGTTAACAATTACCCCTTCTTTTAATCAATTTTATCATTTCATAAATTGAACCAGCTGGTATATTTAATTTACTAGCAATATCTACAGGACGCAACCCTAAATTCAGTAACTCCATTATTTGAGGATATATTGATGACCATTTAGTATTGGATAATGCCCTACCAGTCTCTAATGTTTTTTTACTTACAGTACGATGGGAACGAGGAACTAAATCACAATTTTCCTGACGAGTAACCCACATTAAATTATCAATTGCATTATTTGAGGTATCGTGATCGATATGATGACATTCCATCTTAACCTCAGGTGCTGGACCTTTGAATGCTTCCAGAATAAAACGATGAAGGTGAATTGCTTTTTTCTTACCATCTTTGTAAGGTTGAACTAACCAATATCCATTATGTGTATTGTATGTTGATGTAAGCCTTAAAACGCGTTCTTTACCGGTTTTAACAGCGGATTCCTTACCTCTCGTATCACGCCATACTTCACCATTTGGGCGCGCGTAATACGTTGGAAAATTATCTATTGGGATTACATCAGTAGGTAATTCTTCAAATAGATTTTTATCTAATTTACGCCATTCATCCTTTACTTGATTGTATTTAGGATTTAGTTTACGCCATTCTTTATGATAAGCGTTTCTATCAGTGTAATATAGTTCTTTTAGGTGGGGGTATTTTGGTTTTCGTGACATAATGACATTGTTTTATTTGTTATATCCCTAAATATAATGCAAAAACGTCAAAAAACCAAGTCGTATTAAAAAAAATAGGGGCCGAAGCCCCCATCTAATAATTCAAACTTATTTACCTATTAGCAACTTGCTTGTACAGTATCTCCTGATATAGTCCAACCACCATCTGGAAGTGCTCCTGTAAGATAAGTACGTGCTGCTCCTGAATTTGCAAATCCTGCCCCACCAGACCTATCATTAGCGAATACTCTTCCTGTTTGAGTTGTCATACTTCTACTCTTAGGTTCACCATTAGTGTTAACATAATTTGCCCATCCTACAATAGTATCAGTATAATTTGCACAACTCATTCCTGAACTAGTAAATATTGATATCAAAGAAGGTAGTGTAGCAGTTGTTTTAAGTGCCCACGAACCAAGATTTTGGTTAAATGCTGTAGCATCTTGAAACATATTACTAAAAGTTGTAATATTACTTACATTCCATCCACTAATATTTTGATTAAATGCTGTTGTTCCCCTAAACATACTACTTAAATTAGTCGCACTACTTATATTCCATCCACTTATATCTTGGTTAAATGCTGAAGGTCCCCTAAACATAAAAGCAAAACTAGTAACATTAGATACATTCCATCCACCTATACTTGAAGAACCACCATTGTTAAATGCTGCAGCATTTTGAAACATAGAAAATATAGTAGTTACATTACTTACATTCCATCCTCCAATATTTTGGTTAAATAAGGTGCACCCTAAAAACATATTAGACATATTAGTTACATTGCTAGTATTCCAATTATTAAAGTCTGAGGTGCCAACTAAAGAAGTACAAGCATTAAACATACTTGACATAGTTGTAACAATTGATAAATCAGGATAGTCTGTTGCAGTTACATCCATATTACTACAACCAGAAAAGGATATAGTCATAGTAGACCAAACAACTGTTCCCCATTGTGTTATAGTTAATAGCTTTAATTTATCACCCGTATTATTAAATTGTATTCTGTTAAATGTTGTAGGGTCTACCCTAACAATATAAGTACCCGCTACAGGAAAATTAATAGTAGGACTACTTACATCTAAAGTAACACTTGTTATATCTGTGGGGTCAGAAATAGGAGAGAAAGTTACATCAAAAGTAGTACCTGAACTTACTGCAGCATTTCTTAATGTAAATTGAGTTGAAGTAGAAGACCCAGCATTATCTGATTTTACCACCATTATAAATGGTGATGGTCCAACAGGAGATATAGTTGCTGCTGATTTTACAAACGCAAATGGTGTAAACATTAAATTAAGTTTTTAACATTACTTAATAGCAATGATGTAGCATCAAATGAAATAAATGTTACAACATCTACTCCTGTGGTTGTAGTAGGAACATATGTTGAACCTGATGCTTGTAGAACTGAAGAAGGGAATGATACAGTACCTGAACCTGTTGTATTAACTCTTAAGTTAATGGTTTGACCTGGTAGAATATTTGATGGATTGATAAATGTATTACTTCCACTTACTAATTGTAGTGTAAAGAAATTATCTAAAGCACAATTAAGAGAAGCGGTATTGCTGGCAATTGATAAAGCATTTACTTCACCTCTAATAGAGCCACTAAGTACTGTTGATTGTAAGAATGTTGATGTACCATTAACAGATAAACTTCCTGTAATTTGTGCTGAACCAGTAACTCTTAAATTTTGTATAACTGCTTGATTCGCTTCAGTTGTTGTTAATCCTGAACCACCTAAAATAACACTATTTTGGTGTGAAGCAGTATTATTAGTACCACCTACAATTGCTGTATCTAGTTGACCATTTAATGTATTGCTTGAACCCCCAATCATTGCTGAACGGTTAGCACCGGCTACAATAGTATTTCCTAAACCACCACCAATAAAGGTATTATAACCAAATGATTGAATTGTATGATTTTCACCAAATGCTACCCCGTGTGCTTGTGATTGGTTTGAAATATTATAACCTAATGACATTACTACATCATCAAATCCAGTATTAAATGTATTTGAACCAAATGAAGGTTCAATACTTACAATACCAGGAGTACCAGCACTTTTTACTTTTAAGCTACCTGATACACCTAATGAACCTGTAATAACAGCCGAACCAGTAAATGGGAAAGGGGAAGTTGCATTTAGAGCAAATGAAGCGGTTTGTGCAAATGAAGCACTTGTAGCAAACGATGCTGATGTAGCTATACTTGCTGTAGACGCGTTAGATACGTTATTAACAGTGACTGCTTCGGTAGTACCATCACCTTGGTTAAAAGTAATAGTAGCGTTAGTAACTGACGAACTTAAATAAAATGAACCTGTATTAGTAGATACTACATTTAATGCGAATGAAGCAGTTTGAGCAAATGATGCTGACGTAGCAAATGAAGCACTTACAGCATTAGTAGCAAGTGAAGCAGTAACAGTTAAACTATTGATGTTTGAACCTGTACCGTCAGTTAGAATACTACCTGAGATTTGTACTAAATCTTCATATGTTGAGGCAATCGTTTGCCCAGTTAAATTTTGTCCCATATTATTTTTATATTAGCAAGGTCTAGGTCCACGATAAAAAACATCAGTGCCATAAACCATATAAGGATATCGTGAATCGCCTAATCTTAGTCCTGCAGCTAATGCTCCTCCTAAGTGGTATGCTCTAGTAGTTCTGTTAAACACAACTGGTGATTTGTAGCCTGGACCAAAATCAGGTGCTTGTTTCCAGTATGGTCCGTTATTGTTTAATTCAGGGAATACACCCTCATTTTGAATTAAATAATTTGTTAAACGATCACTATAGTACTGCATTTTATTGTTTACAGACTGGCGTTTAGCATCGTACATACTTCTGTCAGTATTTACGCTATTTTCTCCACCTGTGGGAATCAATAAACCATTGTTTCTAGGACGCATATAAATTGCATCTAATGATTCCCAATAAGAAGCATAAATTAAAAATGGTTGAACGAAATCATCAACTAAATCTTTGTATTCTCCGGTTAAAGTATTAGCGTCAATATCAGCTAATATTCTTTCATAGAGTGAAGTGCCTGTTAGGCGTTGAAGATAGATGTCTTGTGCCTCGCGAACTGCATTCATTAACAACTTAGAATCTAAGTTATCATTTATGTCCGTGAATTCACGTAACTTTTCTTCTGAAATTATTAATGTAGTAGTCATGATTTATTATGCAAGAGTTTGAGCGAGTACTGAACCGTAAGGATTAGTTACCTCGATACTTTGGATTATATTAGCAGGTATACTAGCTGAATAAGCAGTAAATGTATTACCGTTATTTAAAACAAAAGTAGATACACCTAATTGCGAGCCTGAAATAATTAAAATAGCATCAGCTAAAGCAGTTATAATACCAAATGAACCAGTAATAATTCCTGAACCAGCAGGTCCAAACATTGAAGCACCACTAAATGTTTTTGTTGTGCTGCCTGATGTTGCTGTATATAGGGTATTTAAGTTATAAGCACTATCATAACTACCTGTAGCACCTATAGAAAATTCTATACCGGTTGATGCTGAAACAGTACTTGAAATACCTTGTAATCCAGAATATGTAGTAGCACTATTTTGTACTGAAGCTGTAGCATTAAACACTATAGAGGCAGTAGCTGTAAAGTTAGCTGCTGAAGTATTAAAAGGTACTGAATTAATAAAGATTGTATTTGCTGTATTTGTTTGAGGTGTTGAACCTGAGTAAAATACAACGCTAACTCCTTCTACACTAAATGCTGTAATAGCAGCTTCTCTTAAAGAAGCAGTAGTTGAAGAATTAGTATAAGTATCAGCATAACTTGCTGATACAAAAGCAATACTAAAATTAGTAGTTGCTGGGGTTGCTAACTGTCCTGTATTTGCAGGAGTAGTTCCGCTGATGATTGTTAATGATCCTGGCATTGGGTTTGTTTTTTATTTAAAGAATTGTAACTGCTTCGTTTTCCGCTTGTACATCGGTTTGCTCTATTTCGGCTTCAAGTGCCTTATCTTCACCTGCCTCTGATTCTACTGAGGTTACTACATCAACTTCTGTCTCACCATCGCTAAATAGTCTTAATTGTTGAACACCAACTGAAAATTCACCAGCGGTAGGATACATTAAATGTAAGAAATTCTCTATTTCAGACAATAATATTTGTTGATAAGGACGAATTACGGTGTTTAGAAACAATAAATAAGCATCCGTTACCTCATCTTTACCTCCTAATTTACCGGGGGTCATAATACCAAAAATCTCTGGTGAGGTAATTCTGTGTGCTGTTAATATTTTCTCTCTTACCATATCGTTAATGGCAATGTAATAATCGTCTGAACCATTACCATTGATGGGGGTAATAATAGGGGCATTTTCTGGAGAATCAACATCCATATACATTAATTGCCCTGCGTTTCCTGAACCTTGATATTGCAAACGCAACATTGATTCAATTTCATTACGTTGATCAGGATCAGCGTTAGTGAAAGTAGTAATTGCTAAAGATGGTGCTAAACCATTCTTTATGTTTGAGATATGAAAATTATCTACCTCTGAATCTAAATCGATTACTCGTAGTGCACCTACATAATCTGGAAGAGGATAGTAACGCTGACCAGGACGATAAGGATTATAAACAAAAAGTTGTTTTGGTTCTGTATCTTTCTTTTTAGCATTAAATACTGGTAAAAATGGTAAATCAGGTAACATACCTGTTGATGCAGCACTATTGTAGCCTCCTACGCCGCCTCCGCCAAAACGATATTTTTCAGCCCATTCATCGCTGATGTAATATCCCGGTATTTTACCGCGTTCGTTTTTTTCCTTAGCGCGTAGCCATGAAAAGTCAATATGGTAAATTTCAGCGATTCTTGAACGGTCTTTTGACCATATTACCTCAAGAGCGAACCCACCATATAATTTATAATCAAGAGATATCTTTTTGAATATATCATTCCAGCTTTCTCCTTCGCTGTTTGCCTCATCTAGCAAATTAGTTTGATCACAAACCAATCCCTCACCAACAATAGCGTCCACTGTAGCGTGAATTGCTGTATTATTGATAGCTGAATTATTAAACAAGTAAATAAGATATTCTGGGAAATCATTATAGATACCATATTGAACAAATCCCTTCATAGATTTCTCTGTAGGGAATTGTCGGTCAGATTCTACCTTATTTAGTGTTTGAAATTTAAATTGTTTTTCCATATTATCCTAGATAGACTTTGTAGCGTGCATTCTCATTCGGTGATAAATACTCGGTAATAGGTGTAACGTCGCTTCCTGATATAATTGCTCTGTCTTCACTTATTTGATCGCCTGCTAGAGTACCACCTGTAAAATTCCAAATTGTATTAGTTAATTGCCATTGTGTATTTGTTGTATTCCAAATTGGAGCAGCTGTAACAATAGCATCAAATATTTTAAAATTATATTGGCCTGAAGCACTTGGGAGTAAAGAACCGCTAAATTGAGCTATTATATAAGGTGTATCAGCAACATTAGAGATTACACTAGCACTAAAGCTACCTGTAACAGTATTGCTATAGGATTGAGTAAATTCTAAAAACACAACACTACCCGTAGTTAATTCATTGGGATAGAATGCTATTGTATTTAAGGGTTGTCCTTTACTTAACTGAAACATAGGCGGTTATAAATACTAAGATAGGGGTTACGCATAAGCATAACCCCCCCTTAGTTTGTTTGTTTTTAGGAAATTGTAATTCCTGAAAGGCGAGCTAACAGTTGAGTCTCGTTAGAGGCTGAAATGAAGCTAGCTGGATTTGGTTCTCTACTGCTGAAGGTTAGAGTGTAGCCGTTTCTGTCACCAAATAAGGTTCCAGTTCCTCCCGTTGAGGTTAATAACTGTGAGCCATACTCTTCACCTACGTAAACGTATTGTGAGGTAGTACCTACGTTATTAGTTTCAACGATCATCTTAATGTTCGGATTTTGAGCTAATACTTTGATTTGGTTACGAGTAGAAGTCTGCATCTTAAAAAATACAGCGTTTACAGTACCTTCATATACAACTGTTCCATTCTCGGGAGCTACAGTTACGTTTTCAGCGTAATCTGATGTCTCACGGAATAGTTCAAATGTATAGAATTGACCGCTACCGGTAATTCCACTAATCAATCCTTCACTTGCGTCGGTGACGTTAGTAACAGAACCAGATAGAATGTAGATTTGTTTGATGCTACCTACGTTGTCGCGGCAGCCTAATGTAAATCCTGAAGTGAT